AATCTGTCTGGATCTAACTTTAGTATTGAGTTTCATCCTGATAATATCACTGGTATTTCAACAGTTATATCATTAAATCATGCTTTTTATACACAAATTGATGAAGAGAATGATCCTGAAAAATTGATTTATGGTTCAATTACTGAAGATAATTCATTCCAATTATATACTTCTAGATTAGGTAATAGAATTGAAAAAACTCAATTTAGAATTAATAACAATTCAATACCTATTTTTGCAAAGGTATTTAATCCCTCTGATACTAGTGTTCTTGATCCTGTTACTGGAAAATTTAGTATTCAAAATAGTTTCTTTAGAGAGAATGAAGAATTAATCTATAAACCTAAATCCTCATTCATAGGTGTTGGGTCAACTCCTATGCAATTTAAAAATGGAACTGCAATTGATGCTTTACCAAGCACAGTATTTGTGAAGAATGTAGGAGCTGGTGGAACATCCTTCTTTATATCAACAACTAGAGCAGGAACAGCAGTTACTTTTGTAAGTTTAGGTGAAGGAAATGCCCATGAATTTAGCATGGCAAAGGCAAATGAAAAAACACTTATTTCAATTGATGATGTAGCACAATATCCCTTAATTAGAAATAATGTCTCACATACATTAAATAGTAATTCTGGTAATGTTGGTTTAACTACTACAATAATTCATCTTAGTGGAATTTCCACAGTAAGCACTGACGATATTTTAAAAATAAATGATGAGTTTATGTCAGTGATAAACGTAGGATTTGCGACGACTGGAGGGGCACCTGTAGGTACATCGGGTACATTTAATACAGTTGAAGTTAAAAGGGCATTTGTGGGCACCTCAGCTACCACACACTCAAATGGTGATGTTGCGACAATATTTAGAGGTTCTTATAATATTGTTGGTAGAGATATATTCTTTACAAAAGCACCGAGAGGTGATGTCACTAAAACAAAAACAATCAATAATTTAAATCCACCTACATCTAATTTCTCTGGACGTGTATACCTTAGAAACAATTATGATTCGAATGCAATATATGATGATATATCTGATCAATTTACAGGAATTAACTCAACATTTACTTTAAAAGTTGGTGGAGCAAATACAATCGGAATAGGAACTACTGGTGGTAGTGGTATAATGTTTATTAATGGAATATTCCAATCTCCATCTACTCAGTTTAATACAGGAAAGAATTTCAAAATAATTGAAAGTGGTAGTGGTGCTAGTGGAGTTACCAGTGTTGTATTTACGGGTATTACATCAAGTGACGGATCTATATTTTCTTCAAACAATATAAACATGAATGAATTGCCAAGAGGTGGTGTGCCAGTGGCAATCGGAAATACAATCAATGGATTAGGATATGCTCCTCTGGTAAATGCTAATGTTAAAGCAATTCATGATGCTGCTGGTGCAGGAGGTATAGGAACCATAGTTGGAGTTGCTTTCAGTGGATCTGATTTAGTGGTTGAGAATGCTGTTTATAATGGTTCTACAGGAATAATGTCAATTAGAACAAAAGGTGAGCATAAATTCAAAGACTCCAATGATTTTGTATTGATTAATAATATAGGTTTTAGCCCCAGTCTTAATATTAAAACATCTGAAATTGAGGTCGTATCTGTAGGTGCTACAAATATTTTCAATATTAGTATTGGAAAAACTGATACAACATTTAATTATACTGGTTCAGGATCAACTGCTGGTGAAGCATATCCATTCTTCCCTAATTTAACTTTTGGATCTGGATATAATGGATTATCACCAATTGGTGTTGCCGTAACTGATTTAGGATATGAACATCGTTTTATATCCGCAAATGCAAATGCTATTACTTTCTCCACTACTGGTGCAACCACATATGCACCAACAGATGCTATATATGATCCTGTGACAGGTGTATTACAACTCACCATTGCTAATCATGGATTAGAGGGAGATGGAGAAGATGGTAGTAACACTATTAACATAAGAGTTGGAAGTTTGTTCTTCTCATGCTCAAGAGATAATTTCCGCACAGTTCATCCATATCCAAGATCAACAAATACAACAGTAGTTGGTGAAAATCTAAAGATTACAAAAATTAATGATGATATATTCAGTGTAGTAGTAGGTAAAAACGTTGGGAATGGTGCTCAGGTAACTGCAACAGTTGGTGTAGGGGGAACATTAATATTTGCAGTTGGTGCTGCAGGAGCAGACTATAAAGATCCAATTGTATCTGTATCCCTACCATCTTACTCAAACTTATCTGTAACTGGTGTTTCTAGATTGGGATTGGGTGCAACAACTGATACTGGAACAGATTTAAGAGTTAATGCAATTGTAAAACCAGCTACGGGTATTGGATCTACCTTATTTGAAATATCCGAATATGAAATTGTTAATAAAGGATTTGGATTTAAAAAAGGTGATGTGGTTGAGGCAGTTGGGTTAGTTACCGCAAAAGGAATGCCCTCTCTTCTTGAAAAATCAACGTTAACTATAGATAAAATTTATAATGATTCCTTTGCTTTATGGCAGTTTGGTGATTTTGATTACATAGATTCAATAAAAGATGAGCAAAATGGAGAAAGAAGTCAATTTAATCTACTTCTTAATAGTCAATTAATTAGTTTTGAACTTGGAAGTACGTTAAATCCTAGCGTTAGAAAAGAAAATTTATTTTTAGTTGTTATAAATGGAGTGATTCAAGAACCAACTACATCTTATACAATAGTTGGTGGAAACATAATTAGTTTTTCCGAACCACCTGTTCCTGAAGATGATATCACAATTTTATTCTATAAAGGAACACAAGATGAAGATTCAATAGTAAATTTAAAACAAACATTAACTATTGAAGAGGGAGATGAAATTCAAATAACTCAAGGATTTGGAGTTAAGGGGCAGGGTAAGAGAACTGTATTTAGTTTGGATACATCACAAAAATTGGAAACAAATCCATATTTACTTCAGGGTGTTAATTCTACAGTAAACAGACCACTTAATCTCATTAAACAAAAAGTAGATAAAATTATTAATAAGAGTCCTGTTTCGAAGAAAAGAGTCAGTATTGAACCAAGAATAACCCCTG